GGGAGACGCATCACAGCCAGTCGATTAAGCGCGGCGGCAAATGGGTTTCCCTGGTGTTCAACTCCGAGGAAAGCCCGATTGTTTCCCTGGAGTTCATCGCCGAGAAGCGCCAGCAGTATGGCGGTACCGAGGAATCTGAATACCAGATCAAGGTTAAGGGGATGTTCCCTACCAACCTCAGCAAGTACTTGCTCAACACGGCCATGATTGAACGCGCTATCAAAGGGGCGAGCCCAATCCTGCCGGGCGAAGAGTGGGGGCACGTGATCATCGTCGACGTCGCGGCGGGCGTGGGGCGAGACAAAACGGTGGCCACCCACCTGCGGGTCAGCGGCAAGGGCGACCGGATGGCCAACGAGCGCCGCCGCAAGGTGGAAGTGGTCGACATCCCGATCTACAGCGCCAGCGAGGATTGGACGCCGCTGGCGGTCAAGCTGCGCGACTACGCTATGCGCTTCCCGAACGTGACCATCGTTATCGACGTGAGCGCCATGGGCGTGCAGTTCATGCGCCGCCTACAGGAACTGCAAGAGGGCAGCATGATCATCCAGGGCGTTCAGTGGGGCGCCCGCCCGCACTCCAACGAATACCGCAAGCGCTTCATCAACCAGCGCGCCCAGTGCACGGTCCACGCCACCGAGGCGATCAAAGACAACGTGGTCAAGCTCATCACCAAGCACCAGCGCGACCTTATCGACCAGGGTTCCAGGCTGCCGTACTCCTTTGACGAGCTGGGGCGCTACAAGATCGCGAGCAAGGAAAGCATGGCTGCTGACGGCCTGGACTCGCCCGACTTGTTCGACACGCTCTGTATGGCCTACCTGGAAGACGTCAACTACGTGTCGTGCAATGAGGAAGTGGAGGGCGTGCAGGCCACCCGCGCCGAGGTTGCACTCAAGCAGGCAGAAGACCGCTTCGCCAACGTAGCCTAAACATTAGCGTTTTATTGTTTAGTTATGTATATTTCGGCGAGGCCATAGGATATAACCCCGCACCAATGGTCATTTACGCGGAATTAACCGCCTAAATTGTGTCCGGGGATTATGAGGTGGTACATGGAGCTGCGCCGATACAGAAAGAATCACCGTCTAAAACCTGAAATCGTCGAGTCGAGCGTGTTTGTTGCCTTCTGGGCCGAGGACAAAGCGGTATTCGGGTTGGACGCTGAGGGCGTTGAATGGATGCTGTGTAGCGAATTCACGCTGCGAGTCCTTGAAAGTGGCGACAAGGGTCTGACGCGCACTCACCGAAGCTCGCTGGTGCGTGTGGAAGCCGTCGATCGCACTATGCAAAGACCTAACCCAACCAACCGTCACCACGAAGCCTACTGTGTGATTTTCGGTCGGGAGTTCTCAATCTCCCGCGCCTGCAAAAACACTTTCTTCTTTCGCTACCACGCCCACGTGTCCGAGCACGGCTTCGCGACGGCGGCTGCCGCATGAAAAAGAACAGCCGACATAGCGAGAATCTCGACTACCTGGCTATGACCGGCCAGCTGAGCAAGACCGGGCGGCCTTCCGAGGCCGTAGCGAACGGCGCTCAGTTCTATCGCCAGCACGCGAATCAGAAACCGCCGCGTGTGGGCGTATCGCTGAAGGTCACCGACGGCCCCGGCTTGGCCAGCAAGGCGCTGGCGTCCGGCGGGCTCATCGGCCCAGGCGACAACTTTGAACATCTGCTGGTGGTGACTGACGATCAGTTCAGCCACCACATGTATCACTTCATTGTTGGCGCTCCCCTAAAGGCTGATGGGCCGCGCCGTACAATGCTGGTGAGCACCAAGACGTTGCACGGCGCGTTCAATGTGCCAGGTGACAAGGGCGCCGACATGCACGCGCTCAACCGAGGCTTCGCCACCAAGCTGCTTTCCTATGCGACGGCTCTGGGCTCTCCCAGGATCATCGTCGAGAATGCTTTCCTGGACCAGCTGCTACGGCAGATGAGTCACCCGCACGCATGGATCTATGCCCCGCTGGGCGGCGGGTGGCACGTCGATGGCGAAGACGACGAATACGAGAATCTCGGTTCCTTCGGCTATGTGCTGTACACCGGGGCGCTGAGGGCGAACGCCATTGTGGCGCCTGCTGTTGAGCACCTGACAAAACAAACGAAGGACGGGCGCCTGGTGACCAGCGAGCGGGGCCGGATTGAGTTCGTCGACATACTCAAGAACATGCACCGCGACCTGGCTGCGATGGCCCTGGTATTCCTGGAGGGTGAAGCCGCCTGCAATGCGGTACCGGTGGCGTACAGCCGATCGGCGCCAGCAATATCAACTCAGAAGGTAGCGTAGTCATGGGATGGAAGAGCGTAAAAGACCACTACCAAATCAAGCATTTGGTGAGTGTCAGGGGGACCGATATCGTCATCGGTTCGGGCTATATCCCGGACATCATCGTTATCGACCAGACCGGCCAACTGATAAAGCGCAATCGGTTCGGGAGCAATGACGAGCTGGCTCGCTATCAGCGTGAAATGGACGCTGACCCTGAAACGCTCAAGCGCCTTGTGGCTGCCGTGGACCAGTTCAAGGCTGATATCACGGTGTACACCTACAAAGGGGGCGAAGTGCTTGAGGCGAAGTGTGAGGTGCCCGGTTGGCCCAACACTACCCATGACGGCGAGCTGATGTATGAGAACGCCTTTCACCTGGATAAGCAGGTAGTGATTCAATGGGCGAAAGCCAACGCCAGGGCAGAGGTGAACGGCTGGATCACCTTTGTGCAAAAGACTGAGCAGGACTTAAAAGAGAGCCAAGAGCAGCTGGCGCAAAAGAAGGACAATTTGGAAAGGCTCGACCACGACTATCCAGACCCTACCTGCGTCTACTGACTGTTCATCACCACCCCGCCAAGTGCGGGGTTTGTTTTGTCTGGGGTGCGCAAAGTGTCCGCCGAGCGCTGGCGCTGGCCACCGGATAATCGGCCTGTTACCCAAGAGGCTGAACCATGATCCCCGAAGCCAGGTTTTATCTGGAGGTGCGCAAATTCGCGCTGACAGAGCCGTCGTATTCCGCACGCCGCCAGGTTGTCCGCAGTTTCCCTAGCGAGCGCTATCACCTGCCAATGCTGGCGCTGCGCGTCTACGGTGACGCTACCGAGGTGCCAACCATCATGGCGGCTGCTGGTCTGCCGACCATGGACAGTGAACTGGTGGAGCAGGACGTGGTGCTGCCAACCAGGGAACACCTGGCGTACCTCAAGCAGAAGGCAGGCATCACCAGTAACGTGCGGTCGGTTCGCTGATGGCTGCCAAGAAGGGGGCGCGCAGTAAGGTCGTTATTCCGGCAAACAGAGCTGAAGCTGAAGCGCGCAGGCTCTTTGAGGCCGATCGTAAACAGCGTATTGGTGATCAGAGTCAGATTCTGTCTGCCGACGACATGGCGGGCTTGTACGACCCCAAGCGGGGCCTGTTCACCACCCTCGGCGGTGACTTTAGGGTTCTGACGGTCGATGACCTGATGGCCTTCAAGGCAGCCGTGCACGACATCCAGCGCCGACATGGCCAGCGCAAGGGCAACGTGCCGGTGGCGGGCGCCCCTGGTGGGATTCTGGCCAAGCAAGTGATCAACCTATCGTCGCCAGATGACCGATCGCGCGCCAGCCGTCAAATCCACACCGTGATTCCAGTCAGCAACCGGGGCGGGGTGGTGCACATCACCACCAACGCCAGCCAGGGTTCGGACGTTGCCCGCCACCACGTTTACGTGCAGTTCCTGGGGTATGACGCCGCTCTGGCCGACGGGAACAACTCCCTGGAAGCGGCACGACGCATGCTGGCGGGCAAGCTGAAGTTCGATTGCGATTGCGGGCGGCATACGTTCTGGTACCGCTACATCGCGAGCATTGGCAGCTTCAACTATGGCCGCCCTGAGGATGGTTTCCCGCGTATCCGCAACCCGACCATGAAGGGGATCGCCTGCAAACACGTTATCCGCGTCATGGCCACCATCACGGCTGGCGCCACGTTCAACCTGTTCGCCAAGCGAATGATCGAAACGGGCCGAAAGACGCTCAGCAACAAGCGGACGGCGGTTACTGTGGCCCAGCAGCAGGAATTCGTGGAGCAGGCCGCCGCCGCCGTCAAGAAGGCCAAGCGCGGTACGGTGATCAAGACCTCTGAAGAGCTGAAGAATCAGCGCCAGGCCCAGCCGTCTTACCAGCGCCAGCAGGCGGCACGCGCCGCGTCTGCGGTCGATCGTGCCGCCGTACGTGCCGCTAACGAGAAACTGCGCACCCAGAAGGCTGCCACGGTCAACAGAGCCACGTCGCCGGTACAGCACGACGCGCTACGGAACGCAATGAAGGCCCAAGGGTATACCGCCAAACAGATTGCCGCAGCGCTGGGCGCCGTGGACAAGGCATAGGAATAGATCATGCTCAACAATGTGGCCATTGCTGTAAACCGGGCCAACCGCCAGCGAACGCTGCGCGAGCCCAACCGTATCCCCTGCGTGCTCTTCTCCAAGGTAGTGACCCGAAAGAGCGATGACGCCAGCTACGACGGGGCGCCGACCATTGGCGGCCTGGGCGTTTTGACTGATGAGGATGAAACGCAGTATGAGTGGGTGGAGGCCTGTGACGCGGTGCTGCACTTCTCGCAAGGCTACGCGGCGCCGTTGGGCAATACGTCGGACGACGGCGAGCGCATGGACTACGCGGAAGGCGTCCTGGAGGCCTCAATCGAGCCCATCAAAGATCCCGGTACCGAAGGTTACGTGCAGCCAGGTAAGCGGATGCTGGTGGCGCTGCTGATGGGTGATGGCGTGATCGTCAACTTTGAGATTGTCGACGTCACCGGCAGCGTGAATATTCCGCCCTACACACGCAAATACCTCTTGAACCCGCGTCCCGACGAGGATGCGAGTGAGGATTTGGCCGAGTGACATAGGGCCGCCGGGGTGCAAACCGCGCCCCTGGCAAGCAGTTTTGCGGCTGTACGCTGGTGGTTAATTCAAGCCTCTGTGTGTACGTGAATGGCCAGTCAAACCGAACCCAACAAGAGCCTGCTGGACCGTCTGGCCAGTGGTGCTCGCAAGGCCACTGATCTGGTGTTTGGTGGCCAGCTGTCTGACATGACTCCGGCGCAGGCCGAGCAGCAGGCCGCTTCGCGGATGGACGCCGTGCCCAACTTCGATGCCGATTACGTCGGCATGGAAATGTTGCTGGGCAACACTGGCAAGCCCGTCCGCAGCCGCTCCCAAATCTACGTCAAATATCACTTCATGATGCAGGAAGGACTGATAAGCACCGCCTTGCGACAGAACGTGCAGATGGCGCTGGGCGGGCACGAAACCACCGGAAAAACCCTGTTCATCGAGCACAAGCCCGGCATTAGCGCCGCCGATCGCAAGCTTGTCGACGACTTGGCGAAGGTGATTCAGTTCCTAAATGACAGTGCCCACCCTATGTGCTTCAACGCCGCCGGGTTTGGTGATTCCTATGCGCGGGTCTACACCGAGCCAAAGGTTGGCGTTGTAGCGTTCGACTACGAACAAATCCTGCCGCCCCTGGTGCAGCCCTATGTCGAGTTGGGCAACACTGTTGGGTACGTGGTGAGCTACGGCGAAAAGGGAACAAGCCGCCTGACCCATATGGAAATGGTGCGCGTGAAAATGCCGCGCATGCTGTTTCTGCCGCAGTTCCGCGCCATCGAGAACGCCCAGCGCATGAATCTGGAAGCGCGCAGCATGCGCGACATCCTGCCAATGCCCGACCTAGTGGGCGGCTCGCTGCTGGAAGCAGCAGAAGAAGACTTCGACAACCTGTATGCCGCTATTCGCGGCCTGACGGGTACCCGCATTGCGGCTTCGATCGAAGAAGTGCTGCTGACCATGGATATGACGGACACGACCAAGGATCAGCGAGAACTGATCATTAAAAACGCCACCAAGATGCTGACCGCGATGAAAGAGCGCGCGGAAAAGCAGGTGAGTTCTGGCGTTTACTCGACCGCGCGTAACTTCAACATCATGCCGGTTTGGGGCCAAAAGCAGCTGGCGCAGGTCAGCAGCCTGCAATCTGGCGGCAATGCTCAAAGCCTGGGTATTGAGGACGTCCTGTTTCACGCCAAGAAGCTGGCGGGCACGTTGGGCACCGACATCTCTCAACTGGGCTTCGCTGACCTGATATCAGCAAGCCTGGGCGACGGTGGCTCAAACCGCACCAGCGCCTCCGCAGCCGAGCGCGCGCGCCTTCTGCGCACCAGTTACACAAAGACCGTAAACGACACGATCGACCGACACATGATGGCCAAGCTGGGCTATTGCTGGTCCGACGCGGATCGCCCCTACACGATCAACTTTTACGGCTCCATTGCGGCACTCGAAAACGAAAAGCAGATGAGTTCGGAGCGGGCAATGAACAAGGCCGCCGTGCTTGTGCAGGTGCTGTCTCAGCTGCGCGATACGGGGATGGACCCGGCCACGAACGAATACCTGCTGGCCAAGGTCGCCGAACTGGACCAGGAAGCCGCGCAGACATTCGCCAAAGGCCTGGCCGCTGCTAAGCCACCCGCCCAGCCTGGGTTTGGTGATGAAAAGGATATGGATCTGCTGCCCGCACCAGGTGGTAACGGCAACGATGACGACAACGAGGGTGGAAACAATGGGTAAGCGCACGGGCGTAATTCGCTACAACCTTAACGAAATCGGGCGCTCCCACACTGGCGTGCCGCGAAAGATCGACATCGACGAGGCAATGCGTCTGCTCAACGGCCCCTATGTTCAGGAGGCGGTTCGCAAGGGCGATGTAGGCGGATATGTGGGCCACCAGTTCCGGGAGAAATTCGGTCTGGATGTCCCGGAAACGGTAATTGTCGACGGCAAAGTGGTTGTGCTTGAGGTCGGCGTGCGCACGATCTACATCAAGTGCAGCCCGACCGGCGACGTGGAGCATGAGCAGGAATTTTTGGATACCGCGACTGGCCGTGTGGCGCAGCGCCTGTGGGAAAGCAAAGCCTACGGCTTCAGTTCAGCAATCTACGCCCCTGAAGAGGGCGGCGTGCGCAAGCCCAAGGGGTTCTTTGGCATGGACCTAGTGAGGGCGCCGAACTACGACAGCAACCGTGGGTACGCGGTAATGCTAGACAGCGTCAGCCCTGGTGCCTTTATCGAGCAAAACAGCTTTGTGTCTGAAAGCGCGGCCCTGCTGGACTCCGTGGACGCCATGATCAAGGAGGCCGACGCTACTGCCGAGCAGATGAGCAATGCGTACTTGGAACAGTGCCGGGCGAATGACGAGCTTATTGAGCAGAATGCCCGCTTGCTGGAGCGCCTGGGCCAGGTTGGCGTCTCGGCGATGCTCGACAGCGCCCCGGCGGTGATGGAGCGCGGTACCGCCATGGACAAGGGTAAAGCCATGCTGGACAGCGCCAGCCGCTTCATGAACACACAGGACCTGGTGGGCTACGAAGACGGCCAGGCCGAGGCCAAGGAAAAAGAGGAAGCAGGCGCCGTAGCCACCGTCGCCAAAACGCTCAAATCCGCAATGTCGCTGGTCCACTCTGTAGTGCGTGGGAACTAAGCCATGGCGAGCCTTGACCACGATCCAGCCTCTGGTTTTCTACGCGGCGATAGCATCAGCGACGAAGTGGAGCAGATAGCCCAAGAGTTGAAGCTACTGCGTGACATCGAGCGCAACACCGCCGATATCGCCCGTGGTCTGGGGCAGTTGAGCCAGGCGCGGGCGGCCGCCCTGCCATCCAGCTCAAAGAGGACGCCGATTATCGTCAACAACTCGGCGAATGATCCAGGCCCTGCGCGATCAGCGCAGGCTCCAGGCCGCTCCAGCTCAACTACCAGCCGCCCACAACGCTCGCCAAGCAGTCGCCCAGCAGCGACTCCACGACAGGCAGGTACCAGGGACACGTCTGGGCGCTTCACCAAGGGTGATGGGGCGACAAAGTCTCCAGCAGATGGAGATAACACTAGTGAGTCGTCGCAAAGCACCGCACGGTCAATTGCTGGATCCATCACGGATGCAATGCGTGACATGGGCAGCAAGATGACTGCCGACGTCGACAACGTGGACCCGACCATTCAGGCCGCCAAGGAACTGAGCGGGATCATGTCACCCGCCATGGCGATGTTTAAGCCGCTGGGGCGCTTATTCGGACGCAACAAGGGTGCACAACAGACCAAGGAACACCGCGAGAACATCACCTGGCTGCGCCGCATCTGGCGGAACCAGGCGGACGCCAACAAGGTCAAGGGCGGCAGTATGGGCGGCATGCTGGGGATGTTGCTGGCGCTCGTGGGTGCGGTGCTGGCGCCTTTCAAGGCACTGGGCCGCCTGCTGGGTCTGGGCAAGCTCGTGGGTGCGGTCAGCCGACTTATGCCGGGTCGCAGCCGTGGGCGCGGTGTGCGCGGACGGGATCGGTCTAGCGCCAACGCTAGTACCGGGCGGCGCGGGACACGCTATGGCTCATCCATGGATGCAGATGGCGTCAGCCTGGACGGTAAGCGTGCGGGACGGGCTGGCGAGACGAACGCGGCGGGCAGGGCTGGGGCCGTTGCCAAAAAGGGGATAGGCGCCACGATCAAAGGCGTGGCCAAGGGTGCCGGTGGCAGCCTGATGAGCATGGGCAAAGGCCTGTTACGGAAGCTTCCGTTGATTGGCGCGCTGTTCGGCGCCGGAATGATCGCCTCGGACGCAATGGCCAGTGACGACCCCGAGTTATCGACTGATGAGAACAAGAAGAACAAGTGGGGCAACGTCGGCGGCGGTGTAGGTAGCCTGGTAGGCGGCGCACTGGGCTTGTTTGGCGGCCCCGCTGGCGCCATTGCAGGCTCCATGCTGGGCGATGCACTCGGTACGGCTGCTGGTGAGTGGTTGGCCAAGGTCGACTTTGGCACGGTCACTACCAGCATCACAGAAGCGTTCAGTGGTTTGGCTGATGTCACGTCGAAAGCAGCAGACGGTGCATTCAAATTCATGAAGGACGGTTGGAACAGCCTAGTTACCACCGGCACCAGCATGATCAGCAGCATGACCGACTGGGCGCGTGATACCTGGAAGAGCGCGACCGAAACCGTGGCTGGCTGGAAAGATACCGTTGCCGACAAGGTGCAAAGCGGTAAGGACATGGTGAGCGCTGGCGCTTCCAGGGTTTCTGACTATGGATCGAACCTGCTTAACACAGCCACTGGCGGCAGGTTGGGCACAGGCGGCTCAAATGCAGCCAAGCAGCAGTTGATCAAGGCAATGGACGATGGCGGTATAACCGACGCTAAGTCCAAGGCTGCCCTGATGGCCAACGTCGACCACGAATCCGGTGGATTCACGAAAAACGAAGAGAACCTAAACTACAGCGCCAAACGGTTGCAGGAAGTCTTCCCAAAATATTACAAGGATGCCGAGTCGGCGCGCCTCGACGCGGGCAACCCTGAAGCGATCGCCAACAAGGTTTACGGCGGGCGGATGGGCAACACCGCTGCTGACGATGGCTACAAGTACCGGGGCAGGGGCGCGCTACAGCTCACCGGCAAGGCTCAGTATGAGGCGATGGGTAAAAAGCTTGGCGTTGACCTGGTGAACAACCCGGAGCTGGCCGCAGACCCGAAGTACTCCGCACAAATTGCTGTTCAGCACTGGAAGAGTTCCGGCGCCGACAGGGCGGCAGCTGCTGGCGATACAACCCAGGCGCGCAAGCTCACCAACGGTGGTACCAACGGCCTGGCGGACGTCAATTCGAAATATGACAAGTACCTGGCCCAGGCGCAAAGCGGCGATCTGACGCCCCAGCGTAGAGCCGATGAGGGGAAATTTTCCTCTCCGGCCACGGTTAATGCGGCGGTGGCCAGTACCATGGCCACGCTATCATCACCTACCAAGCTCGCGGGGGCGCAGCCGGTGACGCCGATCGGTATTATGGCCCCCGCACAGCCACGCGCTAATGCCACAGTGGCCAGAACCGCTATACCAGGGGTGACAGCAGCCCCGAGCCTAGCCTCTTATGCGCCAGCAGCTGCCGACGCCAGCCAGGCCCGGCTGCCGACGTTGGCCGAGGTCAAAACACCAGTGGGCGGGGGGGGAAAGGAAGCACCGCAGACGCTGAGCGTTGAGTTGCCATTGACGCAGAACCTACAGGATCGAGGTATTGCCCATGCAGCCAATGGCGGTATTGGAATGATGCCGCTTTAACCTGCAAACCGTCGCTCAAGGGCGACGGTTTTGTTTGGCAACATGGCGCAAAGCATTGTGAGCGCGCCCGTCATGGCTGAATCCCTGAACACCGACCTGCTTTTCAGGATGATCGCGCACTGGTGGAATACCAAGCCGAACACCTACTACGGCAGTACCTACGGCAACCCGGTTGAGGACATGCTTCAAAAGCCTCTCAACTCGCCGATCGCCGATTGGTTCCTGGCCAAGATGATCGAGGACATTCCCGTCCTGGGGGCGCTCCCGGCTGGCACCGTCAATCTCTACACGACGTCTGAAGGCGTCGACATCAAAAGCATCCACATTGAGGTGGCCGGGCAAGTTCTGGCCCTCGCGGATCTGTCCGAGGTTTCCCGTGGCAACTACTAAAGACGAGTTCATTCAGAGCGCGGCCAACGAAATTTCCAGCTTTCCTACGCTGGCCAGGCGATTCCAGATCGGTGACCCGCTCATTACGCAAAGCCTGGCGTCTATGGGGGCCATGCTGGCGGACATCAGCAACCAGGTGGAAGTGACCACAGGCGAGGTATACCTTAAAGCCCGCGACGTCACGGTACTGGCGGATGCTTCTGTAAAAGGCGTTCTACCGTTCGGTAAGCCGTGCATTGCCGTAATCACGGTGCTAAATGGAGGGGCAGCGGCGGTCAGCATTCTTGTAGGCCGGGGGCTGCGGGATCAAAATGGCCGCATGTGGGTGGTCACAACCGGCGTCAAGGTCGCGGCGGGTGCTACCGGCACGTTGGTGGCGCGGCAAGTAGAGCAGCGTACGGTGACGCACGTTGTGAGTCAGAACCAACCGTTCTACACAGTGGATTTGTCCCCGCCAGATGTTGGCTACATCGCAGAGGTAAGCGTTACTGGTTGGACATACACCCCGGAATTTTGCAACGTCGACGACGGCGATATGATTTATCACATCCGTTCGGATGAACGACAGGTAGTCAGTCTCGTGTTCGGCTTGGACGGCTTGGCAGGAAAGCAACCTGCAACCGGCGGTAGCTTGAACATCACCCTGTACGACACAGAGGGTGATATCAGCCCCAGCGCGGGCATGGCGTTCTTTTTCGAATACACAGACGCCACCGAGAAGGTGACGATGACACTCGCCCAGGTAACGCAAGCTGGCGAAGCACCTATGAGCGTCGACGTCATGCGTGAGGTGTGTTCCTACGCGGGGATCTACAGCGGCAGCGCCGTTTACCTCTCCAACTTCGATTTTCTGGTGCGCCGAAAGCTGGGCGCCGTCACCTTCCTCAGTATTTGGAATGAACGCAGAGAGGAAGTTGTGCGTGCCTACAGCGTGGACAACATGAATAAGTTGTTTGTAGCGGCCCGCAAGGACGGTGTGGATCAAGCGGTGCTCAACGCCCAAATTGCGGCAATCTTGATGGAGGCCGACGACAGTTACCGGCACGGCTTCCTGGAAGTGATCGAGAAAGCCGTACCCTTGGTTGTGACCCTTTGGGTGCCATCCACCTACGACTCCGCTGCTATCAAGCAGACGGTGCGCACGCTTTTGCTTAAGGAGTATGGCCGCACTTCAAAATGGGCGCAGCACGGCGAAGCCAAGATGCTGCGCAAGGACATCTACGACCTGATTCGCAAGAACGTACCTGCGCTGACACAGCGCATCGCTGACGTGATCGTAGACACCATCGGCGACGATTCCACAGATTACCCTGAGCACTTCCGGTACATCACCGAAGAGAGCCTGGTGGTTAGCACGGAGACCGCCAACTGATGGATTTGAAGCCCCTATTGCGCAGTGCCGAATATGACGACCTCGAAGCCGAGCTAAAGCAGTTATTCGTGCTGTTGTATGGCAAACACATAGATCCGGCAGTGGAGTCAGCCAACACGATGGGCATGCCTCATCTGGGCCCCGATGAATTTATCAGTCTGGGGCTCAACAACGACGGGCTGGCGCTGCTGAATGACACTACAAACGATAAAACCCGCATGCTTTTCATGGCCTGGCGCTACCTGAACCCACAGCGCGGTACCAGCTTCCTGCGCTTCTACCTGCGAGCGCTGTTCGGCAATGTATTCACAATTGAGCAGCTTTGGTGCCTCAAGGACGGTGTATATCCGGTGGATGTCATGAGCAAGACTGACATCCTTAGCGCGGGAAAGGACTTGGCGGATTACTTCCTTACTAGTCGCCTGCGCGTCGATATCGAGACTGAAATTGTTCCCCAGCGAATCCTGACCGCTGCCCGTACTGCCGTTGCAGCGCGCTTTGTGCTCGATCTGCGGGCGGCGCGCCGTATTACGATGAATATTCCCCTGCTGCTCGCATCAAACGCGGTGCAGGTCATTCGCAGTACCGGCAAGGCCATCTATCAACAGCCCCCGATTGAAAGCCCGGTAACCGTTGGCCAAGCGACCCAAAGCGGGGTAGCCAGTTTCGTATTCAGCTCCAGCGCCCGGATTGACATGCAAACCGTCCGAAAGTAGCTGGTTTATAGGCCTGTAGCCTTTGTCATAACTCAACCGTTAGGTGGCTTTATGGCAAACCCTATCATCATCGACCCCACGCTGACGCTCGCAGGCCAAGCCGCCGCGTTCAGCCAGCACTCGCAGGGGCTTGAACTCATAATCACCCACTTGACCTTCGGTGTAGCTCACTACAACCCAACAGGGGAAGAGGTGGCGCTGCGTAACCAAGTAAGCGGCATTGTCCCCGTATCGGGTGGTGGCCGCCCGACGCCTTATCAACTACGCCTGAACTGTGTTTGGAACACTGATGTGGGTATGCACCCAGTGGGTGAGATTGGCTACTGGTCCAATGAGATTCTGGTGTTTGTATGGTCCAGTGCTGACGGCAAGCTGGCGGGTTACAAGACCGACGGTGTGCCTTACGTCTTGTTCAATGACCTAGCCTTTGCCCAGGTGCCACCGGGTAGCGTCAGCCTTGTGGTGGACCCAACGTCGAGTGTTGCCCTGGCCGCGCTTGCAGAACATGAAACGTCCAAGAATGCGCATCCTCAATATCTGCTTCGCGCTGACGTCGCAAAGGATAGCGGCCCACTTGCGTGGCTTGGCGTGGCCGGTGGTACAGCAAACAATCTAACAATGTCTCTCGTAGCCTCAGAGTCGGAGCTATTGGCGTACAGTCCTGGTCAGCGCTTCCTGTTTTTGGCCGCTCAGACCAACACCGCTGCGGTAACGGCCAATATTGAAGGCGTTGGAGCTGTACCTGTAAAG